TTAATATGAGTTGGATGAAAAATTTTATTACAAAAGTTACTCCTTTATTAAAACCAGAATTTAGAGGAAAGCAAAAAAAGAAAAAAACTAATAATACTATTATGACAGAAAAAAGAGGTGATTGGGAAGAAAATACAAAAAGATCAATTTTAGGTACAAAAACTTAATGGAAACTTTTAATTATATTAAAAAAAGATGTTCTTCTTTAGAATCTAGTCGTCAAACTTGGGAAGATCATTGGCAAGATATATTAGATTATGTTATGCCAAGAAAAGCAGATGTTACTTTTGTAAGATCAAAAGGTGAAAAAAGAACAGAAGTATTATTTGATTCAACAGCTATTACAGCTAATAATTTATTAGCGGCAAGTCTTCAAGGTACTTTAACATCTCCATCATTACCTTGGTTTCATTTAAAATTAAGAGATGAAGACGCAAATCAAAATCATGATGTTCAATTATGGTTAGAAGATTCAGCTAGACGAATGTACGATATGTTTAATGAATCTAATTTTAATACAGAAGTACATGAATTATATTTAGATTTAACATCTGTTGGTACAGGTGCAATATTTGTAGAAGAAGGAAACAATGGTTTTTCAAATGATGGAATACATTTTAATACATTGCATATTGCAGAATATTTTATTCAAGAAAATGTAAATGGAAAAGTAGATACACTTTATAGAAAATATAAATTAACAGCACGACAAGCTATAGAAGAATTTGGTGAAGATAATGTAGGTGAAAAAATTATTGAAGCCGCACAAAATAAACCAGATAAACAATTTAATTTTATTCATGCAGTAGAACCAACAAAAGATTATGAAAGAGCAATAGGTAAAGTAAAAACTAAATTACCTTTTCATTCTTGTCATGTATGTGTTGAAGATAAAATGGTTGTTAGAACAGGTGGTTATAATGAATTTCCATATTTAGTTCCTAGATGGTCAAAAGCAACAGGTGAAATTTTTGGAAGATCACCAAGTTATAATGCATTACCAGATATTAAAACTTTAAATAAAGCAGTAGAAATAGGATTAAAAGCATGGGCTAAAGCTATTGATCCACCATTACTTGTTCAAGATGATGGTGTAATTGGTAGAGTTAGAATGACACCTGCGGGAATTACAGTAGTTAGATCAGATGGTGCAATTAAACCATTACAAATTGGTTCTAATTGGCAAATAACTGATATGAAAGAAAACCAATTAAGACAAGCTATTAGACAAGCATATTATTCAGATCAATTACAATTACAAGAAGGCCCACAAATGACGGCAACAGAAGTACAAGTTAGATATGAATTAATGCAAAGACTTCTTGGCCCAACATTAGGTAGATTTCAAAGTGAATTTTTAAATCCATTAATTGAAAGAACATTTGGTATAATGTTTAGAGCAGGTGCATTAATGCCAGAACCAGAAATTATTAAAGGTTCTAAAATTGATGTAGAATATGTCGGCCCACTTGCTCGTTCTCAAAGAATGGAAGAAGCAGTAGCTATAGAAAGATTATATAGCTTGGCAATGAATGTTGTTCAAATTGATCCATCTATTATGGATAATATAGATCATGATGAAGCAATTAGAATGAGAGCAAAATTATTAGGTGTTCCTAAAACTGTTTTAAGAGGTTCAGAAGAAGTAGATGAAATGAGAGAGCAAAGAGCAGAACAACAAGCAATGATGCAACAACAACAATTAGCACAACAACAAGCAGAAACTGCTTTATCACAAGGTAAAGCTATGTCTGAATTAGGAAAACCAGAAGCACAAGAAGGAATGGATCAAGCTGAAAGTTCAGCTAGAGAACAAGGATTAATGTAATATGGCTTCTGACGAAGACAAATTAAAACAGCTTAAACAAGATTACAAAAACACTTTTTCTACAAAGGAAGGTGATGCTGTAATAGCTGATCTTAAATCAGCTTATTATCATAGAGGGTCATATTCAAAAAATGATCCACATGAAACAAGTTACCGAGAAGGTCAAAGATCGGTAATAATCAGAATAATCAATCTAATGAAGGAGGATAAAAATGTCTGATACGACCACTCAAAACGACAATCCTGTACAAGAATCTAGTGTATTAGGATCGCAAGTAAGTGATAATCAATCTACAGATTGGAGATCATCCTTGTCTGATGAAATAAAAAATGATGCTACTTTAGCTAATATTCAAGATATTGAATCTGCGGCTAAAACATTAATTCATCAACAAAAAATGTTAGGTAATAGAATACCTATGCCTAAAACAGATGAAGAAAGGTCAGAACTATATAGTAAATTAGGAAGACCAGAATCTAGTGATAAATATGAAATAAATATCCCAGATACTCATAAATCTTATTTTAATGATGAACAAGTAACTCAATTTAGAGAAGTTGCACATAAAATGGGATTAAGTAATGAACAAGTAAAAGGATTAATTGATTATCAAGTTAAATCTGTTGATTATGAAAATCAAAGAAAAAATACTCAATTATCTGTAGATAAGCAAGAAACAGAAGATGCTTTAAAAAAAGAATGGGGTTATGATTACGATAAACAAGTAAGAAATGCAAAAAGAGCATTAGAAGTTTATGGTGATCCAGAACTACAAGAATTAATGAAAGGCGAAGCTGGAAATATACCAGCAGTAGTTAAATTCTTTGCTAAAATTGGTTCAGAAGTAACAGAAGATATGGCTAAAAATACACAAAATAATACATTAGCTGTATCACCATTAGATGCTAAAGCAGAAATTGATAGTATATATGCTAATGCAAATCATGCTTATCATAAACCGCATGATAAAGACCACAAGAATGCAGTAGAACATATGCGTCAATTACACGAAAAAGTATTTGGAAAAGCATAAGTTTTTTGTTATAATCTTAATACCGAATTTCGCCCTTCTTGGATAACGAATAGGTAGCCGTGATGGCTTTAAACTTCCGATAGATCATATCGTATATGATAAGGTTTCCCGTAAGGATAAAAGCCGACTAAACACGGAATATGTTATTTATCATTGTGGTAAATGACCCCTATTCTTAATTGAGTAAGAAGGAGATATACAAATATGTCAACTCAAATAACAACTGCTTTTGTCGAGCAGTATAAGAGTAATGTATTTCATCTTGCACAGCAAAAAGGTTCTCGTTTAAGAGATGCTGTTAGATCAGAAACTGTAACAGGGAAGGCACACTTCTTTGAAAGAATCGGATCAACTGCGGCTCAAAAAAGAACTTCAAGACATTCAGACACTCCAAGAATGGACACACCACATAGTAGAAGAAAAGTTACTATGGATGACTACGATTGGGCTGATTTGATTGATAATGAAGACAAAGTGAGAATGCTTATTTCACCTCAATCTGAATATGCACTAGCAGGTGCGTATGCAATGGGTAGAGCTATGGATGATGCAATCATTGCGGCGGCAACAGGCAATGCTTATGGCGGAGTTAGTGGTGGTACAACAGTAGCACTACCAGCAGGTCAAAAGGTTGCACACGGATCAAACAATCTTACAATAGCTAAATTGTTATCAGCTAAAAAGATTCTTGATGCGGCAGAAGTAGACCCAGATGAACCTAGATTTTTGATCTGTTCAGCAGACCAAATTCAAGACTTCTTAAATATTACAGAAGTTAAATCATCTGACTACAACTCAATCAAAGCACTCGCACAAGGACAAATTGATACTTATTTAGGTTTCAAATTTATCCGAAGCGAGAGGTTAGGACAAGACGCAACACCAAGCAGACAGGTTCTAGCATTTTCTAAATCAGCAATAGGTTTAGCTGTAGGTGCAGATATTCAAACTAAAATATCTGAAAGAGCAGACAAAAACTATGCAACACAGGTATTTCTATCTATGACAATCGGTGCAACTCGTATCGAAGACGAAAAAATGGTAGAGATCGCTTGTAACGAATAATAGGGAGGATTAAATATTATGGCTTATTCAGTACAAAAAACTAAATGGTCGCAAAATAATCCGACTGAAAGGGTAAAGACTAACGAACAGGCTGGTAGATTAAGAGTTGCTTATGCTACATACGAAGCATCAGCAGAACAATCTACTATCGAAATGTTCAATTTACCTAACGGTGCAAGGATTGTTGCAGGTTATTTAGGACATGATGCTTTGGGTGGTTCAACAACACTATCAGTAGGTTTTGCGGCTTACACAAGTTCAGCAGGTGCTTCGGTTTCTGCGGATGTGGATGCTTACAAAGCGGCGGCGGCTTCAACAGCAGATCAAGTTGTGGCTTTTCCAGCTACTATGGCAAAATTAGCTATGAGTGAAGTTGATGCTAACCAAGACGGATTACCCGTTACAGTTACATTAGCAGGAGCAAATGGTACAGGTACTATTTCTTGCGAAATGTTCTATGTAGTGGACTAATCATTAACTAAACAGAAGCAAAGGCGGATAAGATTGATTTCTTGCCGCCTTTGTGGTATTTTATTATTATGGCTACAGAAGTATCAATTTGTTCAAACGCATTACGAAGATTAGGAGATGATCCTATAACTTCTCTTACAGATGATACTGAAAGAGCAAGATTATGTAATTCATTTTATACAGATACAAGAGATGCAGTATTAAGATTACATCCTTGGAATTTTGCTATTACAAGAGCAAGTCTTGCTAAATTAGCTACAGCACCAGCTTACGGATTCGCTAATCAATTTTCATTACCTACAAATCCTTATTGTTTAAGAGTTTTAGGTATGGAATATGAAGATTATATTTTTAAAGTAGAAAATGTAGCTACTCATGGAAGAGTATTACTTACAGATGAGAGTACAGCAAATATTATATATGTAGCAAGAATAACAGATACTGATTTATTTGACCCTATGTTCGTAGATGTATTAACACAAAAATTAGCAGTTGATTTAGCCTATCCTGTTACAAATAGCACAACTTTACAAACACAAATGCAAAAAGTATTTGAAAAGAAACTTTCCGAAGCAAGAAGTATAGATGGGCAAGAAGGATTTATAGATGATCTTGTTTCAGATACTTTTACTGACTTTAGGAAAGATTAATGGCACGAGTACATCCTTTTCAAACAAATTTTACTGCTGGTGAATTAACACCAAAACTACACGGGCAAGTAGATTTTAAAAAATATAATAATGGTGTAGAAACA